GTGTACATCGACCATGCACACTTACAAAGAGGATGAAATGGAATAATACCTCTAGCTTTCTTCACTTCAAATGTTCCTTTTTCTAATTTTCTACAAATAGGACATACAGTATGTCTTTTGGTTGTCAGCAATTCTACAACAGTATCAACCTCATCAACACCTAACAATTCAAAGCCATCTAATTGTCCCTCCGCTTGTGCATGTACAATTTCAGCTATGGCGATTAACTTTGCTCGCTTTTTGGAAACCTTATTTATGACTTTTTCCAATGCATATACTGTCTTAGACTTGTTCTCATCTTTTGAAATACTATTTGCAAAAATCCAAGACATTTTGTTTAACATATCATCTGTAACACCTTGCAACAAATTAGATACTCGTATTTCCAAAAATTCTATTTGGGAAATGATAGGAGTCAATCTCATAACATCTTTCAGAAATTGATTCTCAGCTCCCCCAAACCAATTAATATTGTCTAAAACATTTCCAGCCATATTAACATCATTATACGCTCGTAAAATCCCCTTATAATAAGCATTCGTAACATAAACACTTGTCCATAACTTTCTATTTAAACCATTCGTCATGATTAATATTTTCGTATTGATTTGATCTGTCAGCCACTTACGAAATAATGCAACCTTAGTTGCATTGTCTGCTATTTTGAATTCTTCCATATCCTCAGCAAAAAGTTCTCGAACAGCCAACTTTACATCATCAAATCTCCTATTCATACTTACTATAAATTGTCTACGTAAAAGGGTAGTTTGTGAAGGATCGACACTTCGTTTAATTTTCATTACTTTTCTCCGTAACGAGAACGTCTATCCCAATCTTTCATTTATGTGGGACTGGAAGATCCTTATCCTCATCCTTTCTTAAGTCATCATCAATCTGATCCTTTTCTTCACTCGTCATTGTTTCCCCTTCCTCCGTCCCCAACACATCCTTCTCTAAATCATTTTCCATCTCTCTAACACCATCTTCAAACGTCACAGCCTCCTCCACACTCTTCTTGAGAATTGAAACGTAGAAGTCCTTAGGAGACATAATAGCCGCTACATTTCCACTCACATACTTAGCCATTGCATCAACTTCTTTCACAGCTACATCTGCAACGTCCTTATCTGTGATAGCTTCACGATCCGGCCACTCTACAAAATATTCTTTGGGCTTTGCAATACTTCCATATGCTATCAATCTATCAACTAAAGGACGAACAATAAGCGGTGTTAAATATTTATTCTGACGTTTCATGACACGTTCATTCCACGTCCTCTTATCTTGTGTTGACGCAATCTTAGCCTGCTCAGCACCCATAAACACTCTGGTAGGAATGCCTAACGATAACGAAATAGCTTTCAATTGCATATCAATATGACCAGATGGATCCGCAACTTGCGGCTTTAACTCTTTTACCTCTACATTCTCCAGCAACAACGATCTATCCAATCCAGCAAAATAATCATCAATATTTTCCTGCATTGCTGTTTTAGTTGCTGTACTGACTTCTTGCAATCCTGCATCCCCACCTAATTGAAATGCCATACCTGGAAATCCACCTCTCCAAAACATTTCTCCACTACCACCTAATATTTTTCTCAAATCAAGAAGACAATTGTAAACACGTTTCATTCGTGGTGTTCCATACACCTCACTACATACTCTATTATCAGCAATATGCAATACTCTGGTCCAATGCACCATTCTTCTTGTTGTTGTTGATCCTCCCCCCGATGTATCCTCTTGTAGAATCTCATACATTGTTGGAAATCCATATCTGGGACTTTTTGTATCTGATTCCTTTTCCTTGATTTCTATAACAGATTCATCATAGGTACGAAGATAAAGAAGAGGATACTTATTAGTTGCCTCCGTCTCACCTGTCTTACGATTAATGCCTTTAACAGGAGAACTTAGATCATTTCCATCTCCAATACCAAACAACAATAAACCAAACTGACCAATTCCTGACAAAACATCAACTCGATTCATAAAATGAAACAAATGTACCCTCTTTTCTAATTCCGTCCATTCAGTTTCAAATTGTGTTGCTCCAGGCTCTTCCTGCTCATAAATATCTGGAGTTTGAGTCCAGCTCTCTTCGGGCCAAATCTCTACAACTCTAGTTGCAATCCCCATTCTTTCATACATCTCTTTGTAATTATTTTTAGAAATAGACTCAGGATATCCACATTCCGAATTTATATCATGTCCAGGACTTAACAAAGTTTGAATCAAATCACGTCTTCGAAGTAAACTATTGAATGCAGCCGTTTGTAATTGATTGATAAGAATAGCAGGATTGGGGGTAGGAGTAGTATTTTTGGTAATCGCTTTTTTCTTACTCATCTTTTTCTTACTCATCTCTAAGCTTCCTTCATATATTCTTCCAACTATTCATTTGCTATCATTTCACGCAACAGGTTGGAATGCATTCTATTTCCTTCGCAATAACTACAACCACCATGATTTCTACATGATAAAACAAAAGCCTTCGATCTCCTAAACTTTTTTCTATTTTCTTTCAAAAATTCTACTGCTTTGTCAAGGCTCATCGTCGTTTTCTCCAACCACCAACATTTTTTACTGGTAATGTCAACAGTTTGAAAGCCCCACTTCCCGCATCCACTTGATCCTTAAATTTAGAGTTTGGAAATAATGCCATTTCATCCAAACACGCTCTATTCCATAACCCCCTAACCATATATACATTCCCAGCATTCACCTGTGTTGAAAATGGGTCAGCTCGCTCTTCTTTATTTCCAGTAGGTCTATCAACCACCACTCTAAATCCAGCCAAATTACCCACTGTCATCTGAGCAGAATCTTTTCCAGCACTTCCAGGTTCCTGTTCAACCCCAATTACAACTTTTGTCCCATCCACAAAAGCCTGGCTTTTAATCAATCCCTCCCTCTTTGCACTATCCCACCTCCCTCTCAACACATCAAGTATCCAAAATCTCTGATCCTCATCTTTCCCCAACAAAAATCCTACCGTAAACGCCCCACCTCCCTCAGTAGCCGCTTTATCCCAATATCGAACTCTCTTAACCCAACGATTATCAAGTGCTGGAACGTCGGAACGATCTTTAATGATTATATTATCCGTCTTGAACATACCACCACCAATTGGAACCGGTCTTTGTAAAAACTGACCGGCATAACTGTACTCCCCCTGCATTGCAGCTTCATCGAGAACTCGTTGTGGAAGACGGACTGGGTCGAATAGATTGTTTTTGTAATACTGGCGACAGGTGGTAGGCTTTACATCTTCAGTAAGAGTGGCTGGAAAACAAAGATGCTTGATTTTCGTCTCCCCCCTCTCCGCCATCTCAAGTAACATTGCTGTTGGATCAAACTGATGCAATCTCTGCATGACAAGTATAGTCGGTGTTCTAGCCTTGTTCTTCTTACGACTCCACAACGTCTCAGTAATAAACTGATTTGCCTGTGTCATTTCAGCTTCACTACGTGATCCCTTTGGATCGATAGGATCATCAATAACAATAAAGTCAGCATGCCTCCCCGTAATACCACCCTTATTACCAACCGAGTTCCTCTCCCCCTGCTCCGTATTCGCAAACTTCCCCTTCGCATCCTGATCGTCTGAAATAACTATTTCTGGGAACATCTTGCGATACTTTTCACTCTTCACCACAATTCTAGCTTTACGTGATAAATCGATACTCAGATTCTCTTGATAGCTGGATTCGATGAAACCGGCGGATGGAAACCTCGTCCACACCCACGGTTGTAAGAAAACACTGCACTGCAAGGAATTATGCACGACAACCCCATCAACAATAAAACTATTATCCTTATCTACAGAAAGACAACGACATGGCAATTTGCCAATTTTCACGACTTCTTTAACTCTATCTGGAAGATATTTCTGTCGAAATAATCTTTTGATGGGTATCCATTCCAATATCTTTTTTCGTTTTTTTCCAATTAATGGAATATTCTTCAAAAATTGTACTGCTGCATCTGAATTTGAAGTAACTACGAGATAAGTAACATAATTTTTCAAATCACGATTATATGTAAACCCCGATTTTGCAACACAACGTCGCACAGTCATTTGAATGCCAAGTCTCAAAAACAAACGTTGCAATCCATAAGCCAGTTTTTTTGAAACTGTAGAAGCTCCAATAAATGGAACCCATGTATTCTTTCCTCCTTTTATAGAAACACATCCATCACAATGAAAATAAGCAGCTAAAAAAGCTCGTATCTGATCGTCACTGCCTTTCCATACAAACTTTGGAATAGACTTTGTATAGCTTGTCTTCCCCTTTAATCGTACATCTTTTTCCTTAATCCATTTTTGAGGGCCTGTAGATTCTCTATACCCTCTCCCCATTCCCTTATATTTTCCTTTATTAGAACCATTTGCTTTTTTGCTTTTAAGACTGATTCGAGTTACTTCATTAGTGTATTTAGAATTGGTTTTATGTTTGTAAATACTATATCCAAAATCAAGTCGTTTCAAACATCCTATAATATCTTCAATATACTCAGGATCGGTATTGGTTATATTACATGCATGTCCAGCCAAACAACCATCACCTATTAAATACCCAGCCAAACGAAATTCATCAATACTTCTGGAAGTTGCACTTTGAATTTTTGCTTTATGCATTAAAGCCAAATATTGATTCTCAATTATATCCTTTGCTTTTACCCATCCATCAGCCGTCAAAATAGGATGGTCATAAGCAGCTTTAATATCTCTTCCACCATATGTCTTAATGGACACACAGGGCAGCTCTCCTTGAATATGAACACCCGTAACCTTGCAAGCATTTCCAGACTTACCTATTACATAATCTCCAACCTTGATATTTTTCAACTTCTTATATCTCCCATCTGCCATCAATACAGGAGATTGGTCCCAAACTGGTTTGGTTGAACCGGGGCTAACATTAATAACCAAATCGTAAGGTTTGAAATCATAAATGGGGTCGTGATCGGGGACAAGACCCATCAAAAACCATTCAACCAAAAATTGCAACTCTCTAGCAATATACCTCAGATGCCAGTTATCCAAAAAAGGCTCTGGAACCACTACATTCCAGAACTCTTTCATAAAGAAATAATAATCATCCCTGCACAACCCCCTGCACACACTCATCTCATCAAATTCTACCTCTGTAGACGTAATCATTCAAAGAATCCCTCTCTTCCCTTCCCTTACCTCTCACTCGAAACAAATTCAGCGTCTATTGGGATTACATTATGTAACATCGGTAAATAATGTTGCTGTTGTACTTTCTCTTCTTCCCCCTCTTCCATCGCTTTTGCCTTCCGCATCGCTTCCAATATCTCCACCTGACACTCACTACTCAAGTGTTTTCTCAACCTATCAAACGTCAATACATTATGACTAATATTCCCACTCACATTCACATCTACGTTAACCTTCTCCACATACCCTCTATCCTTACACAATGTCTTTACGCTATAAATCGTCGCTGCCTCACTCCCTTTCTTCACCAACCGTAATAAATGACTTTCACACAAATCTTTCTTCGCTTCCACAATTTGTTTGAAAAGAGAACTGAATTCGGTATCATATTTTTTCCATTTTTCAAAGGTCTTTACTGGAATCCCAATTCTCTTGCAAGCTCTCGTAATCTGAAACCCGCTCATCGTCATCGCATAGATAAATAAATATTGTCTAAATGATTTGCTCTGTCCCTGTAAAATAGCTTCCATCACTTCTTTACTGCTCCCCGCTCTCTCCGCAACACTCAATCTCTTCCACGCT